CCTGTATACTCCTAAGCTCCCCGTTTCGCGTGTATCCTATCCCGCTACACTACATCTTGTAGGTAGGTAGGAAGATAGGCACGAAACTAATATGCTTAGCGAGTCGAACTAAGTTCTACTTGAGGTTCCATGGTCGGATGTTGAAACGAGCTATTAAACGCTGCGCTACAACATTTACGACATGGGCCCTGGTTCCTTGGATTCGCGCGGCGACCCTATCAGAAGTGATTCTGAACGGGTCTGGAATTGCTACTAGTGGATATCGCAATAGCGACTTCACTGGCAACGTTGGTTGGAAGTCCATCGATTTCGTTTGATAAAACGTCGATGATACTTCTCCAATTCCTTTAAAGAACAAACTCAAAGTCCGTTCTCGCTCGGCTAATAACCGATGCAGAGATAAAGACAATGGGTGAAATTCTCTAACGTCCGCTGTACTGAGATGAGCTCCACTCCCTAACTTTCTTACGAAAGCATCAAGTTTCCCGATGTTTTCATTAAGAGTAGTTATTCCCTTCTGAATAATCTGGGCACTTGCCCGGTCAGTCGCCTCTATGAAAATTTCATATGCAGACTTATACCGATTAAAACAAGTGCTCTGCCCTTGCCGATCTGATCCGCACATTTCGAGGAAAGCTTTTGCTTTAACCGCGACTTGTAAACGGGAATCAGTAGACACTGGCATATTCAGAAATCGTAATGACTTATTAACTAAGTACTTACGTTTCTTTCGAAATCGCTCCTCTTGATCAGAGTCAAGGATTTCAAAGAGAGAATACAAAAGCTCGGGGCGGTCTGTCGACCAACACGCTGTTCAACCTCTGCCTTCTATCTGGTTTAATGTAGCCATTAAGAGATGATACTCTTTTCTGGTTTCCATTATTCCGTGAATAGGGAAGGGTGTAATTTCTTCACCGTGGTGAAATCACCGTTTCGCAAATTCAAACGTATTATTACTTACGTGAGATTTCGATTCCGAGATTTCGACCCCGATAGAAGTCATTATATCCTTGTAGGCTAAGGCAACATCGGTCCCTCTTATCACAATGTCGTCACCGAGTATGAGATACCCAGAGACTTCGTCGGCTTTAGAGCAACGCTCTTGGGCCATCCAAATTACAAAGTGATGAGTTAGTGAGAAGGCTCCTCAAGATGAGTAAGCTCCCATTGGTTGTCCTACCTCGTATCGAAGTAGTTCACCCCCAGGAGCCCTAAAATCTCGAGAAGTCAGCAATCTCGCTCAGGCCTCAGCATATTCTTCACCTTGAAGCGCTTTGATAAGAGCCTTTTGAATTAACAAAGGGAATCTATCAGTAGCTGCCGATAAGTCGAAAGAATAATACGGACCTGGTCGCGATGCGATTTCCGTTCACTTGCTTGCTTGAGTAAAGGTACAATCGCCTGGAATCTTCGATAATGCCATGAAAATAGCATCATGAAGGGGTTTCAGAGCAGATTGAGACCAATAATCAACTATACCGAAAGGTCTTGTTTTACCTTCGAGATCGGCTTTTAGACTTATCCGTGAATGGATAAAACTTGAGTCAATTTCGTCGGGTTCAAGATACTCTAGGTACTCATCGATTTCACCATTAGTCAGAGTCGAGATATCATCTCGCATCTCTTGAGTTAATGCATGAAGATCTTTGAGGCAAGATAACGTTGCAATCCCATTGGGCCCAGATTTCGTAGAGAGATGAAAACCATCCCACACGGGAGAAGTTCAATTTACTCGATCTATGTTCTCTTCTATAAAAGAAATGACCGCTTTTAAGCCTCTCGTTTCAGTTATTGGTTGAGTAATAGTCTTGTAATTGGGTGATACCGGTAAAGTCATAGACCTTCCCAACGTTAATAGCGTTAGGACTAATCTTAAACTATCCGGTCGCATAGAAGTGATCAGTGGAATCATTGGCCCTAAAGCCTTTGGTAAACCATCTGACCTCATTCCTATCTTCTCATCAAGAAACACAGGATGTCCAGAGATATACCTTGTGACACATAATCGAATGTTTTTCATTCTTTTAAGTGTTCAAGGAAGACCATTCGTCTTTACGTAACTCTCGAAGAGATTTACGAAGTGATTGATGGCCCTCTTTCCTCCTGGAATGTTATTTAATAAGTAGAACCTTAGTAACCAGTCGTATAGATTGGCGAAAAGTGTTTTATTGTTGAAAGCATTTTAGTTTCTGTTGTGATTCACCTTCTCTTCTGAGTATAGAGTTCAAGTACCTTACGTAGGTCAGGGTGCTAGCCTTCTACGAAAGTAGAGCTGGTCGCTCTGTGTACCTTACTAATAGGGACTTAGAGATATGTAGAGTTAGATCGGAGTTGCTCGAGCCCCTTTTAATAGAGGCAGGCGGTAAACAGCTCCGGGGATACTGATTAATATCTCCGACGGTCGAAGACATGCAGCGCCATATCGG